TTGCAGTACCGTTTAGAGGCAGAAACTTGTATGTTGCTGGAGACAGAGAATTTGAAGTTTGGGATTCTACATTTATTAATGATACACCATTCGATATCAGAAATGCTATGGAAAATTGGTTAAATATCTTGAATAACTTAGAAACCAATGCAAGTGCAAATCCAGATGTTGCATCATATACATCAAATGTGACTATTAGACAATTAGGTAGAGATGACCAAATTTTGAAAACATACACATTGATTAATTGTATGCCGACAGTCGTTGCACCTATTGACCTTAGCATGGATACTGCAAGTGCAATTGAAGAGTTCTCAGTAACTTGGAGATATACACACTTCAGAACCAGTGGCGTTAACGGTCAAGGTTTTGAATAACTTCTAACAAACCTACTAAATAGTAGTGTAAATTAGGAGTTAGAAATATTATGGCTGAGTTATTTGGGTTCAAAATCACTCGTTCAAAGGATGAGGGAGAGTCTTTTACTCTCCCTTCATCTGATGACGGTACTATTGAAGTTGCTGGTGGCGGTTTCTATAGTCAGACATTAGATGTCGATGGTCGAGACAAAACCGAAAATGATTTAATTAGACGATATCGTGATATTGCGATTCAACCAGAATGTGATTCTGCAATTGAAGATATTGTTAGTGAAGGCATCGCTTCAAATGAGTACGATGCACCTGTTGCCTTGCGGTTAGACAGGTTAGAATATTCTCCAAAAGTTAAAAAACGTATAGAAGAGGAATTCGATAGAGTTCTTCAACTACTTGATTTCAATATCAAAGGACATGACATCTTTAGACGGTGGTACGTTGATGGTCGCATTTATTATCATAAAGTAATTGATGTCAAAGAACCAAGAAAAGGAATTAAGGAACTTCGTTATATTGACCCAAGAAAAATCAAAAAAGTAAGAGAGGTCGTAAAGGATAGGCCTGACCCTGTTACTGGTATTGATAAAAAGAAACAAACATTAGAGTATTACCTTTATAATGAAAAGGTAGTAGACAATAGTGCAACACCACAAGCTGCACTCAAGATTACGAAAGATTCTATTACATACTGTCCTTCTGGATTGGTTGACCAAACTAAAGGTACGGTACTGTCTTATCTTCATAAGGCAATCAAACCTGTCAATCAGTTAAGAATGATTGAAGATGCACTGGTCATCTATCGTATTTCAAGAGCACCAGAACGTAGAATTTTCTACATTGACGTTGGTAACCTTCCGAAAATCAAAGCAGAACAATATCTAAAAGATGTGATGAGTCGTTATCGAAACAAGTTGGTCTATGATGCATCAACTGGTGAGATTCGTGACGATAGAAATCATATGTCAATGCTGGAAGACTTCTGGTTACCTCGTAGAGAAGGTGGTAGAGGAACAGAAATCACAACCTTGCCTGGCGGTTCAAACCTTGGTGAGATTGATGACATCACATACTTCCAGAGAAAACTGTACAGGTCGTTAAACGTACCTATGTCCAGAATGGAAGCAGAACAGAACTTTTCTATTGGTCGTTCTACAGAGATTACTAGAGATGAATTGAAGTTTTCTAAGTTTGTACAAAGACTTCGTAAAAAGTTCTCCGCATTATTCCATGACCTACTTCGCACACAACTTGTTCTTACAGGTGTGATTGCTGAAGAAGAGTGGGATAAAATTAAAGAACACATTCAGTATGACTTCTTACAAGATGGTCATTTCGCAGAGTTGCGTGATGCAGAAATCTTGAGAGAACGTATTGATATGTTAGGTCAAGTTGAACCATATGTTGGCAATTTCTTCTCAAAGGCATGGGTAAGAAAACATATCCTACACCAAACCCAACAAGAAATTGAAGAGATTGAAACTGAAATTGAAGAAGAGGGTGGTGGAGAAGAAGACCAATTTGAATCAAAACAAACAAAAGGTGAAAAATTATGAGTAGAGAAATGATTGATGCACTTGCAGATAGTGATAATCTAAAGGCAGAAAACGAATTCAAGAATGCAATCGCACAGAAGATGGGTGCAAGTCTTGAATTAAAAAGAAAAGAAGTTGCTGGTACTATGGTTACGCAACACGTTCCAGAGGTAGAAGAAACGGAAGATGAAGAGGTTTGATGAAGTAGTTCAGTCGCTCCCAGAGAAAGACGAACACAAAAAATCAAAGGAATATCGCAAACTGTCTCCTAAAATGAAAGAGGCGGTTGATGATATTTTTCGTGTTATGGACTCTAAACCTTCAGATTTCCTAAATACTTTTGAGAAAACTATAAAAGACTCCGCAAAGAAGTTCAAGGTAAAGGAAAAAGACCTTTTGAGTTACTTTGAGAGAGAAATGTTAGGAATGTAAAGATGGCAAGAATTAACGTAAAAGGAGCGCAGATAGATGCACCAACTTCTTCTGGTGCAGCTAGTAACGTATCGAAAGCAAAGTGTATGTATGTAATTAATACAGGTAGCACTGTTAGATTGGTTACGATTCAAGACGATGCTGGTTCACCAACAACACTAGGAACATTTTCCATAGGTGCTGGTGCATCACTTTTTGTTGAAAAAAATCCAACTGACGAAATATTTGCTGCAAACGCTGAAGTTAAGATAACACCTGTCGCAATGGTGCCGTAATGAAACTTATTTCGGAACAGATTCAAGAAGTTCAATACCTTAAAGAAGAAGACGAAAAAGGTAAGAAGAACTACAAAATTAAAGGTATTTTCTTACAGGGAGATATCAAAAATCGCAACGGTAGAGTATATCCTGTTGAGGTTTTAGAAAAAGAAGTAAACAGATACAGCAAGGAATTCATTGACGAAAATCGTGCATATGGAGAACTTGGACATCCAGAAGGCCCAACTGTCAATCTGGAAAGAGTATCGCACATGGTTACATCTTTGAAAAAGGATGGTAAAAACTTTGTTGGTGAGGCAAAAATCATGTCAACACCAATGGGTAAGATTGTATCAAATATTATGGACGATGGTGGTAAACTCGCAGTCTCATCAAGAGGCATGGGTAGTTTGCAGCAAAAGAATGGTGCAAACTATGTAAATAAAGATTTCTATTTGGCAACCGCTGCTGATATTGTTGCAGACCCATCTGCACCTCAAGCCTTTGTACAAGGTATTATGGAAGGTAAAGAATGGATTTGGGATAATGGTATTCTAAAAGAAGTTCAGATTGCGGAAATCAAAGAGGATATTGAACGAGGCATTCGTTCAAGAAATGCGAAATACCAAGCATTGGCCTTCGCAAAATTTCTCAAAAAACTGTAATTGTATAAATATAGTATAATGAGATTAACATTAAGGAGAACTCCCAAATGTCAGAACTAGATAAGACAATTGAGGATTTGGAAGCAGAAGTTACTGCGGAACTAGAAGAAGGAATGCACGATGCCCCTAAGAAAGGCGCCGTTGCACCAGAAAAAGGTTCTAAGGTTGACGGTGATGTAGAAGACCTTGGCGCTCCTGTGGTAAAAGGTGATGAGAAATCAGGGCCTGATGCTGCAAAGAAAGTCAAGAAGGATGCTACTATTCCGACTGCCGTAAAAGGTGACGAAGCACCCCAAAAACTCAAAGAAAAAGCTCACCCAGATGATGAGGATGAGGAAGAAGAAGAACAGGACGAAATGGCACATCCTAAGAAGAAGCCTGTAAATAAGGAAACTTATGGTACTAAGACGGCTGCTATGGATGCATTAGGTAAGTTACCTGCTGCTAAGGTAAAGGAACTTGCTGCTGACCACTGCGGTGGTGACCGAGCTGTAAAAGCTGGTTATCACGAAGCACTTGACATCGATTCCATTGACGTAACAGATGACGTAAACGCTCTGGTAGAAGGTGAAGACCTTTCAGAAGAGTTTACTGCAAAAGCAACTACAATTTTTGAAGCTGCTGTCAAATCAAAACTTCGTTCAGAAATTGAACGGATTGAAGTTGAGAAGACACAAGAATTTGCTGAAGAAACTGAAAAGTTCAAATCTGAGTTGACCGAAAAAGTCGATTCTTACCTTGACTATGTTGTTAAAGAGTGGATGCAAGAAAACGAACTCGCTATTGACCGTGGGTTAAAAGGTGAAATTGCAGAAGACTTTATCACAGGATTGAAGGCGCTCTTTGAAGAACATTACATTGATGTTCCAGATGAGAAGTATGATATCCTTGAGGGTCAAGCTCAAAAGATTGAAGACCTTGAGTCCAAACTCAATGAAACAATCGAAAAGATGACTGAAATGAACAAAGAGAAATCTACACTTGTTCGTGAACAGGTTATCGCAAAAGTTTCAACAGACCTCGCTGAGACTGAAAAGGAAAAGTTTGAGGGATTAGTTGAAGATGTTGAGTTTACCAGTGAGGACGATTTCACTGCAAAACTTAATACCTTGAAGGAAAATTATTTTCCTAAAGCAGTTGCTACCCAAACCCTTGAGGAAGAAGTAGAAACTGAAAACCAAGAAGTTGACGTTAGTGGCGCTATGGCTGCGTATATGTCCGCTATCCAAAAGTCGAAACCCTATGGGGCGGACGCTTTCAACATTGTGAAAAAGTAACTTTTAATAAATAATATTAATATAGAAAACATAGGAGAGAACTAAGATGTTCAATTCAGAAAACTTACAAGAAAAGTGGCAGCCAGTCCTTCAGCATCCAGATTTGCCTGAAATTGCTGATAACTATAAGCGTGCCGTCACTTCTGTTATCTTGGAAAACCAAGAAAAAGCACTTAGAGAGGATGCTGCTTTCTTATCGGAAGCTGCTCCTGCTAACAACACTGCGTCTGCATCAAATTGGGATCCAATTTTGATTTCACTTGTCAGACGTGCTATGCCTAACTTGATTGCATACGATATCTGTGCAGTTCAGCCAATGACTGGCCCAACTGGACTTATCTTCGCAATGAAATCAAGAATCAACTCTGCTGGTGGTGATGAAGCACTGTTCAACGAAGCCGATACTGACTTCTCTGGTGCAGGCACTCACGCTGGTACTAACCCTGCCGTACTGAATGATGGTTCGCCTGGAACTTTCACTTCTGGTACTGGTGATACAACTGCTAACATGGAAGCACAGGGTGACTCTGCAAACAACGCTTTCGCTCAAATGGCATTCACCATTGAGAAGGCGACTGTTACTGCAAAGACACGTGCTCTTAAAGCAGAATACACTATGGAACTTGCACAAGACCTTAAAGCAATTCACGGTCTTGACGCAGAAACAGAATTGTCAAACATTCTGTTCT